GGTATAGAATATGACCCTCAATCGCTTCCTCAGCTCGACCTGATTCAAGCGCAATCTGCAAGCGCTGTATTTGAGGATGTAATCATTCCAGACTTTAAACGAGCAACTAGAGACGCGCTGTTGGCTTTATCAACAGAGGTTCCTCTTGATCTCGTCAAGAGTGACTTAGTCCAGAGGCTAGAGAGCTCAGAGGGTAGACAGCTAACAGAAGTCAAGACGCGCATCAGTCAATATGGGCGATCTATCACAGCCGCAGCTGCTGACCAGGCTGGGCTCGATCACTATCTCTATACAGGGCCGCGTGATGGTCTCACTAGGCCATTCTGTAAAGCGCTGATTGACCTTGTGGTTGATGATAAGCAGATGAGAAAGCTCAACAACGGCCAAGGGCTCAGCGTCAAGACTTCATGTGGTGGCTACAATTGCAGACACTCATGGAGTCCTGTGACTGAGTCATTTATTCAAGCGGCTGACCTTGAGCGCGCCAAGGGTGCAGACATAAGCAAGGCGAACAGAGGAGGCAGACAGAGATGAGAAAAGCTGTAAAAGGTCAAGGCTATCACTTTGTGTGGGATCCTGCTGAGCCCTATGCTGAGGCCACTACACCCACGCTCACCATCAAGTTCACCGGTGGAGACTTCGATGGTTTGTTTGTGCAGTCACGCGCCAACGTAACCATCACAGCTATAGCGAGCGATAGACGCACACTCACCACAAGCGGCGCTGTAGGCACTAGCCTCGAGCGTGATGAGGTCAGAGCGTTCCTCAAGACGACGGCCGACACATACTATGCTGTGAAGATCGCTCGACTTGTCACAGGTACAGCGCTACTGGCTGAGCCCTTACCGCGTGAGATAGATCTGAGTTCAGCGGCTACACTCAACTTTAGCATGAGCTATGTTGATGTAGGGTCTGCTAACCTAGGAACCTCTGGAGTGTTCCCCTACACCATCGCCTATGATGACTTAGTTGGTGGTAAGAAGGTTGAGACTGGTCTCCTAAAAGTCACCCCTCGACCATTCTTCACCGGCCTAGATCATGATGAGCTAGTAGGCCAGATGGCTAACCTTGCAGACATGATCCCACGCAGACAGTCTGACTTTTCACCACAGATACAGGCTAGTCTTGATGAGCTCATCTTAGCTATTCGTGATCATGTCATAGCAGACGGCATCACAGAAGATGAGGTGTTCAATCAGCAGAGCTTCAAGCGCGCTCATGCTTACTGTGCAGCGGCTCACGTCTATGAAATGAATATGCAGTTTGACGCAGCTGACGCTATGCGCGCTCGATATCAGGAGCTCATGAGTCTAGCGCTCAGGTCTGTCACCTTAGACCTTGACGGTGATGGTGTGGTCGACTCAGGAGAAGAGGACCTGAGAAGAAGCGGGGGAAGTAAGACAGACTTTAGAGCATCATACTCAGGGTACACTAAGAGCGAGAATGATGACTTCTTCAAGATCGCTCGAGGGATGCGCCACTAATGCCAAGCAAGGTTAATATCAAAGTCCCTAGATCATTGTGGAGCGCTCGAGATACCCAGCGCTTGGCCATGAATACGCTTGCATCAATCAAGCTTCGGACGAGTAGAGGTATTGACGCCAATGGTAGACCTTTTCAGAAATACTCAACTACACCTCTCTATGTTGCGTTCAAGGGCGCACGTCTAAAACCCAAGGGTGGCCGCAAGTCTAGAACAGGTAAGAGCGTATTCTATCAAGGTGGATATCGTCAGTACAAAGAGGACTCTCGGCGGCGCGGTGGCGCTGGTGATAGCGCTGAGGTTGATCTTGTCCTCTCAGGTAACATGATGAATAATCTGATCATCAAAGAGGCCACAGCCACAGGCTTTACAATCGGGCTCACAGATCATGCTCAATATGGTTACATAGTGAACAGCTCTAGAGAGTTCTTAGGGCTTAGCCCCAAAGATGTAGATATCTTAGTTGAGGCTGTAGAGATCGAGATTAGAAAGAAGGTGATGAAATGAGCCAAGGCATCTATGCAGCTCTCTCACATCTAGAGACTCAGATTATGAGCATCACCCCTAAGACCGATATCCACCATGGTTTTGTATGCTATGACAGAGCAAACGGCCACGTCACACCACAGTCACAGCGCTTCAACAATAACCGGACTTTTGAGCTAGTGCTCACCACATTCCCAGAGGATGATGGCGCGGCTGGTCTTAGTGGGCGGCGGCGTGTTGAGGTGGCGTGTGAGGTCCGCTATGATATCTCTGCGTCTGACGTGCTCTATCTTCAACGCTTAGCGGCTGAGGATGGCGAGCGCATACTAGAAAAGCTCAAAGGCCCTAACTATGATCTATCTACGACGGGCATAATCTCAGTTATCCCACAGGCGGCGATATTCGCTCCTGTTGATCTTGGTGACGTTGCATTCATGCTGAGCGTTCCCTTTACCCTGCTATATTTGGAGGCTTAAATGACAGTCACACACAGAACTCTAGGCGTATTATCAGAGGGCTCTTTTGGATCTCTGGTATCATCAACAGGCTTACCAGATAAGAGTGGGTCTTATACGTCTATCCCTTGCGAGCGTGACCCCATCATTATCCCAGGTGAGCCGGTCTTCAGTGAGCGAAATGATGCGCGTGATGGTAACTTCTTGATACCTCCTGAGCCTGACACCGTCTTCAGTTCAGGGTCTAGGGTTCGCCACAGGACTGGTCAAGTTGTGTGCAGGGTTGACCTCACCACCATTGGCACAGCCTCAGCTGATTACTCAGCCAACTATCTTGGTCTACTTTTAGGCGCTGGCTTTAAAACTCGTATTCCAAGCGTATCGAGTGACAATGTTACGGCTGTAGACCTTAACTCATACACACCATCATCAGGGCCCAATAATGATGATGTGGGTACAATCATTAGTACTGAGCTCAATGGTCGAGCTGAGTATAGCGCTATCACTGACGATACCAATGCAGGTAACGTCAACTTCTCACCTGCATTCAGCGCAGCCTTCACAGGGTCAAAAACTGTACGTCATCTACAGACTTGGTATGTACCAGGGCAGAACGCAACAGGCACTAGAGAGAACAGCTTAAGCTTTCGCATCGATGGCGTGAACTTCAGAACGTTCTGTTTTGGCTGTGTGCTCGAGTCTCTGAGTATCACATTAGACAATGGGCGTCTCATGGGTGAGTTCACTTATCAGTGCGCTCACATTGAAGATGATCATGGTAATGCAAGCGGCCCTATCGAGCCCACATACAACAGTGGGTCACCTCCATTCTTTAGGGGCGCTTATGCTGTGTTGTCGAGCACTGCACCAACATCACTCTCTGCTGTGTCCACTGGTAACATGCTTGCTAGGACCAGTGTGGACTGTGAGGACTTTAGCCTAACAGTAACCAACACGCTCACACCTAAAGGTCACAGTGATAGCGTCCTAGCTATGAGTGATATGGAGATCACTGACGTAGTGGTTGAACTCACCATGACTCTGAGCACACCTAGCACGCTCATCAATAATGACTTCTTCAACCGAACCTTGAGACAGGTGATCATAGGCACTGGTCCTGTGGGTGATGGGCTAGGCTGTGCCATCATGCTTCCAGCTGCACAGCTGGCGGTTGATCCTAGCGCTTATGATGTGAGCGGTAATGACATTGTCAGACAGCAACTCACCTACAATCAATCAAGATTCAGCGGTGATGTGAGCGGATCTAATGCCACAAACTCTCCATTTAGATTAGGACTAGGGATCTAGTATGGCGCTATCATTCCTCACATCATCAGAGCAGACCATCGAAGTGGTGGTGACCTGTGACCCTGCTGTTGAGTGCTCACCTGATCAGCGCTCAGCGTATTTGGAGACCGGTGACTCTACACACCTCACTATCACTGAAGGGGCCACGGCGTTTACACTCAAAGCTTTGTCACCTCCTGAGCGTGAGCAAGCTGAGATCAGAGCAGGTGCTATGACGCGCTCTGAGCTTGGTCGTCTTCTGTGGTCGCAGTCTCCAGATGATGTAGAGGAAAAAGCGCGCTGGCATCATGAGCTATCAGATTCTGAGCGTGAGGCGATGAGTCAATACCAGCAATACTTAAGCCGCGTGTATGATGAGATGATCAGGGCTTCATTGGTGAGCATTGACAATGAGCCCGCTAATTTTGATCA